TGATAGTAGGAGTTGAAAATAATGTAGATGTAACACAATCAACTAATGATATTCAAAATGTTTATGGGTATAAATCGCTTGTAAATTTAGATGACGGAAGAACAAGGACTAATGTTTATGGTCAATATACAGAAATAGATATTGAAGCAAATCATGAGGTAGATGGAAATGTTTATGGTTCTTATATAAAAGTTGTAGATGATGATGCAAGTGCTGGAGAAGCATACGGATTAGCTATTGAAGCTGGAGCTGGTGTAGATGCTTGTATTAAATTAAGTGGTGGTGGAATAAAGTTTGATGACTATTCTAAAATATATTCCGATAGTGAAGTTTTAAAATTCCTCGATTATGATGAAAATGAATGCTTTAACATACAGAATAAATTATTAAAAGTTAAGACAGGTATTACACTTGGTCCAGCTTCAGCAGAAGACCAAGATACAGATTTAACTTTCGATACTGGAGATGAATCTAATAGTAATATCATATTTAAAGATGAAGGCACCGCTAAATGGACAATAGAGCATTCTTGTAAAACAGCAGGGGCTAATCAAAACTCATTAACTTGGACATCTGCTGATACGAATATTACTCAACCAGCAATAAGATTTATTCAAAATGGAAAAGCAAGTTTCGCAGGAGTAGTGACTGCTAATGGAGTAACTCTTAATTCAGATGTAAAATTTAAAACCAATATAAAAGATATTCCTTCTGCGTTAGATACCACTTTGAAACTAAGAGGTGTATCATACACAGATAAGCAGGATAAAAGCTCAAAATTCGGTGTTATTGCTCAAGAAATAGAAAAGGTAATGCCTAATGTGGTTATGCAGGAAGAGCATGGTAAAACCGTTGATTACATACAAATCATTCCAATGTTGATAGAATCTATCAAGGAATTAAAACACGAAGTAGATACATTAAAGAATAAATGTCAATGTAAATAGGAGTTTTAAATGGCAGATAAGTTCACAAAAAAAGCAATCGTTGATGGCACAAATTGGAAACACACACTAGTTGAGAAGGAACATCAGCCTGCTAAAGTAAAGACTACTGTTTCTTATGAGCAGTTAGAACAACAAGTTGCAAATATAGATGCACAAGTCGTGAATCTAGGAAAACAAAAAACAGCTTTAGAAGCTGAAATGGCTAAAGTCAAAACAGCAGTTGAAGCGTAAACATAAGGATATATTATGGCTAAAAAAGAAAAACAAAAGCCTGATACAATCACTTTGCCAAATGGAAAAGAGTTTGTTATTCAGGACCTAGAACAAGAAGCACAAATGTTAACTCATCATCTTAGAGACTTACAAAATAAGATGGGAAATATGCGTTTTAATTTAGACCAGATGCAAATGGGGTATGATGCTATCTTAATTAAGATACATAAAGTACTTGGTGAGGAACTACCTAAAGAGTTAGTAACAGGTGAAGTTGTTGAGCAGAAGAAGGCTAGTTAAGGAACTGCTCGAGGTTTTATGTTTACTGCTGATTTTAATATTGGCAGTAAGCATAATTGGATGTGATGCAGGTTGGTCTGTATTAGGTTGGGAGGTTAAGTGAATGAAAAATATAAGACTGCTAGGTCTTACAAGTCTAATGTTATTGACGACAATTTTGTTTTATCACTTAACTTTAAGTTTTTGGTTAATATTCTTATTGCTGGTGGTACAATCTTATATGGTTGGTTCAGTCTGCAAGAAAGAATTACGAAACTTGAAGATAAGCTTATTGTTGCAAATACAGACATTAGGAACTTACTTACTAAACATGAGTTGGAGGAGAGGATTGAACGAGAACAGTTGGCAGAAAAAGTAGCGTTTTATGAAAAAGAATTAAAAATTAATTTAAACCCTATGAGTTGGGGAAAAAGGAAAAAATAAAAAATGGATTTTATGGCAATATATGGAGAAGCAGGAATGATAGGCGTAGTTGGGGCTATGTTTGTTTATCTTGTTATATCATTGTCTAATAAGTCTTCCAAACAACAAGAGGTTTTAGAAAATTTAAAAGTGGAAAATAAAGGTCAAAGTGAAACATTAGAGAATATGGAAGGTATGATTATTAAATTAATACAAAGATGGAATGCCTCTGATGACAAATTAGACCGTAAATTTGACGCATTAACTAAAGAAATAAACGACTTAGACAATCAAGTATCGGAAGTTAAAGGTTCTCTAAGTCGTGTAAATGGGAGACTTTGATGGATAGTGTTAAAGTAAGTGGTATTAGTACAAGTTTAGGTATAGTTTACTATACAGATATAATTTCAGGAATATTAATGTGCTTAATGTTTGCAATTAATATTTATTATCTCTATTTAAAAACAAAGAAAATAAAGGAGTAAAACATGTTGGGTAAAGTAGTAGCTCAGTACTTATTAGATGATGAAGTTAAAGCTGATTTAATCGCATCTGTAAATAAATCTGTAAATGTACCAATGATTAATGAGAAAACAGAAGCTAAGATTTTAGAAGCTATCTGGGAATTATTTGAAATGGCAATTAAAAAGAAATTAGGAGTATAATAATGACACATTCAATAATAAGTTTAATTATAGCGTCTTCTCTAAGTGGTCAACCATTAGAAGAAAATAAATATCAAGAGCAATATGCTATGATGGAAGACGTAAAAAAGAAAAAGAAGAAAGGTAAGAAGATTGGTGGTTCAAAAGGTAAGAAGTCTAAAAAAGGTTTTTTCTCTAAGGTGTTTGGTTCAAAATAATGACCTTTAAGGAAGCTGTTAAAGTGGTTTTAAAGCACGAAGGAGGCTATGTTAACGACCCGATTGACCCCGGAGGGGAAACTAATATGGGTATTAGTAAAAAAGCCTACCCTGATTTAAATATTAAAGAACTTACTAAAGAGGATGCTTATGGTATTTATTTTAGGGATTACTGGCAAAAAGCTAAATGTGATAAATTACCTAATAATTTACAACTTATTTATTTCGACATGGTTGTTAATATGGGTAAAAGTAGAGCAGTAAAAATATTACAAGAAGCTATTACAGCGAAAGGTATACCTACTGATATTGATGGTGGAATTGGACCACAAACTATTTCTAATGCTGGGAAATCTAAATTAGAAGAAGAAAGATTAAGAGCTTATAGATTAAAATATTATGTCACACTTATTAATAAAAAACCTAAATTGGAGAAGTATTATTTCGGATGGTATCGAAGAGCATTAACGGTATAGAGATTTTTAATAATCTATCAATTAAGGGGACAAAAAGATGGAAACTCGACCCACCTGACATTTGTCCTTATTGTAGTACGCACGAGTCTATTCTTGGAATTGAAGTTGTAGCGGCTTATGATGGTATATTATTCTGGGAATGCTCTAATTGTAAGGAAAAAATGCTTAGATTTACAAAAGAAACTACAATAAAATACTTAAATAAAACATGTGATTTACATATTGATTTATCTAGTATGGAAGAATTAATGAAAATGGAACCCAATTAATGCCTAAGCAAAGTTTTGAAATAAAAGGATTTAGTAAAGGGATAGTTTCTAATCCAGAAGATGAGAGAGATGTGCCTTCTGATGCGGCTACTTATTCTTTAGATATTGACCCTCAGGCAAATGGCGTTTTAAAAGGTATGCCTGATGATGCAATTTTAAAATCTGCTGGTTTTTATTCGAATATACTTATGATGAATTATATTCAAGGTGGGGCAACTGCTGGAACAGGCGGTGATTCAGGTCCTGCACCCGGAGGTGACTAATGCCAATTACTACTGGAACTCCTTGGAATAAGCAATATCTTGAGTTAAGTGGAACTTATAATAAAGGTTACATGACTCAATATCAGATTATCATAGAGAATGGTAATGGAACTAGTTTTAAATGGAGAAGAAGAGGTACTCCAACTCATCCTCATCCCGATGCTCTTGGTAATTGGGAGGCGTATACTACCGGAGTTACTTATGATTTAAATACAGCTTTATTATTACAGTATACAGATAGTAATGGTAACACTAAAGATGATGGTATTTCAATTAAATTGACAAGAAGTTCTAAAGCTTCTTATAGTGAGAATGATACTTGGAAATTTTCTATTTATCCAGATTTAACTCTTACAGAAGATGAATTACCAGAAAATCCATTTGACCATATGGAAATGATAACTAATAATGGGGTTGATAATTTAATTATTTTAAATAGTAAGAATGGACAAACTAGAATTATAGAAAATTATGATTCAACAAATCCATATATAATTAGAGAAGGCACTCCTATGTTAGAGCCATCACTTAATGGTTATGGGATTGTAAAAAGGAACAAAGAGCTTTATATAGCTGGTAATAAAACCACCAAACCAAAATGGTTAGGTTATCATAAAAATGCATCATGGGGAGGGGATGAAAGTAATACAAAGTTTGTTGTTGAAAATGCATATGAAACTTACTCATCACCAAATAATTCAGCTATGTCTTTTGATATGGGAGTTGTTCTAAAAGCAGATGGTGGAGATTATGACAATGCTAAAATAATAATTGGAGCACAAAAAGGCTCTACTCATATTACAGTAATGCATCTAACAACTTATGCAAGTTTTAGTATTAACTATGACGGTGGTGTAATAAAGCAAATTAGACCTTATTATGCTGAAGAAGATAGTGGTAAGGTAATTGGTTTTTGTGCATTAACCACTCCTTCTACAGATGCTAGTATAGCTAGTATTAAATTTTGGAAATTAGATGTAAACAATTTAACTGCACAAGTAATTGGAATAAAAACAATTAATCTTATTAGACCAACTCAAGGAGAATCTGGCGGTACTAATGATGATACTAATTCTATTTCAACTTTTGATGATTTTTTAATTATACCTAGTAAAAAAGATTTTACCGCAAATGATTGCTCTTTTGATTTAGTTCTTTCTGTTAAATTACTCCCTGAAAACCATCCCAACTTCAAAGATATTCCATTACTTTTTAAAGTAGAAAATATACATACACGAACTACTGATGTTGGAGCTGGTGATTATATTAATATTCAACCCGACATAGATGATTCACATCTTGATTCTACAGCAACGAGTTCAAATTATGGACCTACACATAGTTCATTTGATAATAAATTTATTGCTATGGATACAGCAAATGGTATGGATACTGCTGGAGGCACTTGGTCTGGCTATAAACAATATTATTATGAAGTTCAACAAGGTAGTTTAGCCTTATTGGGTTACGATAATGATGGCAATAATCCTCATTTTGGGTGGACAGCAAGAGTTGGTCCCGTTACTATAACAGAAGGTGAAGATACTTGTGCTATGCCAGCTGGTTATTGGTGGGATGGAACCTACGCTTGGTTATTAAATTGGATTACTTTTGTAGTTCCATTATCTGGCTCTGGAGCAAATAAATGCTATATGTTAGCTCATTTCCATAATGTAGCTCCTTCAACTGATGCCTCAGACCTAGGGACTTTATTTGATGATATTTGGCAAATCTATGATGACGTTCATAGTTTTGATACTGCTTTTTTTCATACATCTGTAGAAATACCTACTACTATTTTTAAAGTCAAAAGAGCAGGAATGGGTTCCTCACCCAATGATTCAATGGCTGATTGTAAACTTACAGGGGTTCCTGCTCCATATCCCTTATTTAAACCTCAAAATGGAGAAGATTCACCTGCTAATTATTTAGCTTTCTCTGCTCTTGATTCTACAGTTGGAGATTTAGACCATACTGGTGGAGACTATGAAAGACAAGGAATTGTATATGTTGATTATCGTAATAAAAAATTAAGAAGTTTTAAGGTTAGAAAATTTGGAGACTATGTTTGGAATTATTCTGGAACATCTGGTGGTGATTTAGGAGTTTTTCCAAGTTCTGATAGTAATACATATACTAAATTCCTTGCTACTTCTACTCAAGCTGAAACAAAACCAGAACAAAAAGAGATAACTATACCTCAGCCCGGTAATGAAGAAGAAACATTTAATAATTGGAGATTAGCTGATAGAGAGCATTATACTGTTACAGCTAGTAATTTACCAGATGCGACTGAAATGTATTGGTTAACTGCTCAAGGAGATGAAGAAACCCCTGATAATACAATAAAAACCAGTATTGCGGCTGATTCTTCTTCCGTTTTAACAAACCTTCTTACTAATTCTGAAGCTTGGTTACAATTTGGCACTCTTTCATTATTAGAGGAGGATTGGATTGGTGAAACAGGAACTGCTAATCAAACAATGTTTTGGAAAGCGTCTTTAGTTTTTGATGGGTATCAAGAAACAAGTTTATTGAATCCTACTTTTGTGGATAATAAAAATAAAGTAATGATTAGTACTTCAAGTGGAGATAACGAAGATGATTTTGTTAAAGGTTATAAAATTACAGTTATAATAAGAACAAGTTTCCCAATATCATCTAGGGTAACAGGAGTTGCTGTTTATAGAGCTACAGATAGTGCAAATAATGCAGGCGACCCCGGTGGTCTTTATAGATTTATAGGTGAAATTCCAATTAAAGATTTTACAGGAACCACTATTGGTGATATAGCTTTTATGCAAGGAACTATTGATGATAATGGCAGTAGTGGTCCTTCTTATGAAGCTTTAAATGGAGTCGCTGAATCATTAACAAAATTAGATATATCATATCGTATTAATGCTTCTGTAAATGGATATATGTTTATTGCAGATTGTCATCATAGTCAGTTCCCTGATGCAGATAATGTAATATTTAGGTCTCAACCCGGTAAATTTTCTATTTTTGATTGGTCTAAAGATTTTAATCAAATAAGCTTTACTCCAGTTGCTATG